TAAATATTGACTGGAAGTCAGAGGTCTCTCTGGTTGAAGGTCCCTTTGATCTGATGAAGGTAAGATCTAACGCAGGATGTTTGCTAGGTTCGCATCTACCTACAGACTCCTTACTGTTCCGCCGCATTGTCAGGATGCAGACACCTGTTCTGCTTTCTCTTGATGACGATGCTGTACACAAGATGCATAAGATAGCAAAAGAACTCACTTCATACGGTGTGAAAGTAAGATATGTTACTCTAAATTCTGACAAGGATGTAGGTGATATGGACTTAGGTGAGTTCGAAGACGTAAAAAAGAGTGCAAAAAGTTGGCATTCAAATCATCGTCTTTTTTCGAAGATAGGAGAGATCAGAAGTGGTTCTCTGATCTAGTGTTATATGGTTGATTCAAAGTTTCGTTGTTTACACATAAGTGATGTTCACTGGAGAGGGCTTACTAGGCATGAAGAATATAGAGAGTCCTTTCAAGCTTTGTTTGATATGGCAAAGGATCTAAATCCTAATGCCATCTTTATTGGAGGTGATATTGTTCATTCTAAGACCCAAGGAATATCACCAGAGCTAATTGATTGTCTGATCTGGTGGTTTAAGGGTCTGGCAGATGTAGCACCTACACACGTCATTTTAGGTAATCATGATGGGTTGATATTAAACAAGCACAGGCAGGATGCGATCTCTCCGATCCTTACAGCCCTTGACAATCCTAACATTTATCTCTACAAGAAGTCAGGAACTTATCCAACAGGAATTCCTGGATTTAATTGGTCTGTGTTTTCTTGCTTTGACGAAGAAAATTGGGAAAATGTGGAACCTATTGAAGGTGAAATTAACATCGCTACATTTCACGGCGGCGTAAATGGATCCACTACTGATATTGACTGGAATATCGACGGTGATGTAGATGCCTCGTTTTTTGACAAGTTTGACTTTACCTTCCTGGGCGACATCCACAAGCTTCAGTACTTAGACAAGGAAAAGAGAATAGCATACCCAGGGTCTACTATACAACAAAACTACGGTGAAGACCCAGGAAAAGGGTTCCTCTTTTGGGAAATTGATGACAGGGACAATTACAAGTCGACGTTTTATGAGGTTCCGTTTAGCCGACCATTCGTCACGGTTGAGTGGAACGGCGACCAGGGTGAAACGCTAGCTGAGGCTAAGACTTATCCGGATCAGGCAAGGTTTAGAGTTAGGGCAAAGGCCTCAATTACTCAGGCTGAGATTAAACAGCTGCATAATGCTCTAAAAGAGGAAAAACAAGCATCAGAAATAGTCTTTAAGTACGAAAACGCACTGCAGACACAAGAAATTAGTACTACTTCTGGCAAGTTTTTCAAAAAAGACCTTCGTGATCCTGCTACTCACATGTCATTTTTGAAGGAGTACTATGCTGATGTTGAAATCTCAGAAGAAGAATGGGACAAAATAGAATCTATAGTGTCTCGGTATGTTGCTTTAGCAGGTAAGACTAACAACCCCAGAAACATAAAGTGGTCTGTTAAGCGTCTAGAGTTCGATAATACCTTTTCGTATGGTAAAAACAACGTCGTAGACTTCGAAAAAGTAACAGGAATCACAGGTATATTCGGAAAGAATAGGGCTGGTAAGTCCTCAATACCTGGCACTCTTATGTTTGGCCTCTACAATACGACAGACAGGGGCGCGATGAGCAACTTACATGTAATAAACATGAGAAAAGGACACTGTCTTGCCAGGGTTATGCTCAGCGCAAACGGTAAAGACTATAAGATTGAGCGACAGGCGACTCGTAAGACTAATCGTGCTGGTGTCGAAAGTGCTGTTACGCACCTAAACTTAAGCCAAATCGATGAATTGGGTGTTGAAATTAAGGACTTGAATGGCGAGCAGAGGCGAGAGACTGAAAAGGTACTACGACAAATAGTCGGCACACCTGAAGATTTCCTTATGACGTCTCTCGCTAGCCAGGGTGAGATGAACAACTTCATAAAGAACAAGGCAACACAAAGAAAAGCCATCTTGACGAAGTTTCTGGACCTTGAAATCTACGATGACATGTCAGCCCACATCAAAGATGACGCTTCAGAGGTCAAAGCTCTTCTTAAAAACGCACCAGATCGCGACTGGGATGTCCTGATTGATGCTGAAAAGTCAGAAAAGAGAAGAAACGAAGTCAAAAGAAAGACCGTTGAAGACAGTTTGACTAAATTAAGACTTCGGCTCCAAGAGTTGAAGATCGCCGTGGCCACAAACGACAAAGGTCTTGTAACGAAAGCTGATATTGATAATCATGTTCAAGTTCTGAACGATTCAAAGGAATCTTTAAAGAACCTGTCTGACAAAAGCGACACGCTGCTCCAGAAAGTAAGGGACTTTGAAGCAAAACTGACGTCTGTGCAAGCAATAAAAGACCAGTTTCCAATTGACGACCTTAGAGAGAGAAAGTCTGCGCTTATAGACTTGGAATCGACGCTTAAAGATTTGCAACATGCTAAGGATCTTGAGAAGCAATTGCTAGAAAGCCAAAAGAAGTTGGCTAAAAAGCTGGAGCCTTGCGATTGTTTTGAGCATTTACCTACATGCGATTACGTTAAGAATTCTGACAAGCACAAAAAGCAGATGGATAAGCAGCTGACTAAGCACGAAGAAGCAAAAGAAAAGGTTCGCGCTGCTCAAAAGTCATTACGAGTCATGCAGAAGGAAAATCTGGAAGAAAAGATTGAGAAATACGATAGGGTCTTGCAAAAAGAAAACGAAATGCGGATCGATCTAGGGAAGGTAAGGCTAGAACTTAGCCAAGCAAACAACAAAAAGAAGATTTTGTCTGAGCAGGTCGATGCATCAGAGCTAGAACTAACTTCAATGAGAGCACGAGTTTCATCTTCTGACGAAGCGAAGAAGATTTCTATGATCAAGAAGCAGGTGGGTGATCTCAATACTAGAATCAATACTGAGGACGCTGAAAGAATTAGTCTTACTAGTGAAATTACTAAGTCTGAGACTGAAATTAAGCGTCTAGAAGATGAAAAAGACGAGTATGCTGATCTTATTAAACGCTGGCGCATCTTTAGCCTAGTTGAAAATGCCTTCTCTAAGAAGGGTATTCCTTTGCAAATCATTGCATCTCAGTTACCTTTGATCAACGAAGAGATATCTAAGATTCTACAAGGAGTTGTGGGCTTCACGGTCGAGCTAGAAACGAAGCCTGGTTCAAATGACATGCAAGTTTACATCAATTACGGTGATTCTAGAAGAATTATTGAGTGCGGATCTGGAATGGAGAAGATGATGGCGTCCCTGGCAATCAGAGTAGCCCTAATTAACATCAGTTCTCTACCCAAAACAGATCTATTGGTGATTGATGAAGGCTTTGGAGCACTGGATGATACAAACATAGAGGCATGCAGTCGTCTTTTGGACTCTTTGAAGAAGTGGTTTAAGAACATCATGATTATTTCACACGTTGATGCAGTAAAAGATGCTGTTGACAACGTGCTAGAAATTACTCAGTTCGAGAAAAACGCGAGAGTGGTCCATGAGTGATAAAAAAGTTGCACCTTTAGCATGCCCACTGTGTAATATATTATTTGCTGATAAGCACGATGTAGTTTCGTGGCATCAGCATGGATGTTGCAGCACCTGCAAGGACTTTTTTATGTATCCGAACCAGGAAAAGTGGAAAAACGGCTGGCGGCCTTCTACGAGTGAAGTAGATGACTTGCTTAGAAGAATCAATCCCGATGCGACATACTTAGGAAGTAGTCCTCTTAAAGGAGTGTAAACAAATGTTGGACATGAAACAAATAAATGCCTTGGGTGCTGCATTAAACCCAGCAGGATCTAGCCCTGATGGTCATTCATCATGCATTGCAAGAATATCAGAAGACAAGCTGATCTTAAAGTACAACCAGGTTGTTCATTTTGCTAGCGAGCAGAGCCTTCAATTGCAAATGGATAAAATTTGCGATGAAGCTGTACAAAGACTAGATAGCAAGCTGAAAGAAATCAAAGATCACTTCAAGGAAGCCACAGGCGATACCCTAAAAACGAAGGATGTTGCATCTGATGATGGCCTTGAGATGATTTCAAACCCACAAAACCCAGTCAAGGTAGCTGTATACAGACGGCATCACGTTGTAGAGATTCAAAATTAAAGAATGGCCATAGTCAACAAACAAAAACAGATCAAAGAGATCGTAAAATGCGGAAAAGATCCGGTCTACTTCATCAATAAGTACCTGAAAATTCAGCACCCTACGAGAGGTTTGATCGGATTTAACACGTATCCGTTTCAGGATGACTGTTTGAAAGAGTTTGTTGACCACAGGTTCAACGTAATCCTTAAATCCCGACAGCTTGGGATATCAACGCTTTCTGCTGCTTACGCAGTGTGGTTAGCTGCGTTCTACAAGGACAAAAACGTTCTTGTTATTGCTACCAAGCTTGCTGTAGCTCAAAACTTTATTAAAAAAGTGAAGATTTCCATTAGGAGCATGCCAAAGTGGCTGCTTTTGCCTGAAATAACAGCTAACAACAAGCAGACGATTGAGTTTAGCAATGGATCACAAATAAAAGCAGTTCCAACGTCGGATGATGCGGGTCGTTCTGAAGCTTTGTCACTTCTAATTGTGGATGAGGCAGCTTTTATTAGAAATTTTGATGAGTTGTGGACTTCTCTGTATCCTACGATCTCTACGGGTGGTCGCGCTATCGTTCTTTCCACGCCAAATGGTGTCGGAGGTCAATACCACGACATTTGGCTCAAAGCTGAGTCAGGAGAGAACGAGTTTAACCCCATCAAGCTACCATGGGACGTACATCCTGAGCATGATGATGAATGGTTTGCAAAAGAGAGTAGAAACTTTACCAATAAACAGATCGCGCAAGAGCTCATGTGCGACTTTGCGTCGTCTGGTGACACTTATTTAGGTAATGATGAAATAGAGTGGATAGGATCTTGTGTAAGGACACCCATGGAGCGATGGGGTCCTGATATGGGAGTTTGGGTCTGGAAATATTCCCTGTCAGAGCACAAATACATCATATCAGCTGACGTTGCCAGGGGTGATGCACAAGACTATAGTACGTTTCATGTCATAGACACGAACGAGTCAGAAGTGGTATGTGAGTACAAGGGCAAAGTACCGCCTGATCAGTTTGCAGTTCTACTAGCTGAAGCCGGAAAGAGATATTGTAACGCTCTTGTGTGTCCTGAAAACAATACATACGGCTATGCTGTAATCATGAAGCTTACTGAGCTAGGATATAAAAACTTGTACTTCAAAAACGAAAAAGACAAGTTTAATTCTATGTACGGCTTGGAAGAGGTTCCTCTTCACAAGATAGGGTTTACAACGTCAGGACAGTCTCGAAGCCAGATATTGACAAAGCTCGAGCAGGTTATCCGCAATAGAGAACTCATGGTATACTCTAGTCGTCTTTATGACGAAATGAAAACATTTATTTGGAAGGGATCCAAAGCACAGGCTCAAAAAGGTAAGAACGATGATTTAGTGATGTCTTTGGCAATCGGTGTGTGGCTTTTTGACACATCACCTGTTAACAGCAAACACGCTGTGGACTTGAACAAGGCAATGTTGAATGCTTTTGCAGTCAATAGTACTGATTCTAGTCAGATGACATCACCGTGGGCAAACAAGAACCACAATCCGTTCAAACCTATTGTTATTTCACAAATGCCTGAAAGCGGTTCACAGACACCGTATGGAGACTTTAGATGGCTTCTATAGTGTTTAAGATTTAACTCTTGCGTGTAGAATCCTAATTAGTGAAGCGAGGCATTCATTATGGCGGAAAATAGAAACCTCTTCGTAAGGCTGACCAAACTTTTTCGGTCTGGTCCTATCATTAAGCGAAGGGTCAAGAATTTTAATGGAAAGCTAGGCGGTACTAGTACTGCTCTAGAAGTTTTTAAGCGCGCTCATAGCGATGTATATAACAGTACACTGTCTTCGTATGGCGCCTTCGATAGAATGTCA